TGAAAGCGGATAATCAACACCGCATTGAGCAATGGAAACAGGCCAATGAACGCTGAAAATACAAAAAATTTTCTGATGGTGCTGGATACTCAGCTGGCGGCGGAGGCCGCCAGCTGGCAAAAAGTCAGGCAGCTTGTTGAGGCGCCGGGCTGGCAACACAACGAACAGGCGGCAAAGGCGCTCGATCTGCAAAAGATCAAACAGACGGTAGAGCAGGCGGGTAAAGCGCTGGTGGAATACATCAACCGTTTCGCCAGCCGTCTGGAGCAGCTTGGCGTCCGTGCGCAGAACGCCGGTACGACGGCAGGCGATGTTAACGCGCTGGAGTACGGCGCGGCCCAGACCGGCCTCAGTAACGATGCCATAGCGAAAGCTTTCCAGTCCATCATAACGAAGCCAGGCGCGGAAACGCGCTTGAATAAGCTGGGCGTATCGGTTCGTGACGCCAGCGGGCAGAAAAAAACGGACAGCGACATCTTCAGCGAAGCCAGCAGCAGACTTGGCGCTATGCCGCAGGAGCAGGCGCGGGCGATGGCCAACAGCCTGGGGCTGGCACCCGATATCCTGGCCGCCATGCAAAAAGGGCTGGGTAAATTTATCGGCGACTATAACCAGCTTTCCGACACTCTCGGCGTCAATATGACGCAGGCCGTCTCCGGCGCCGACCACTTTATGACGGCCAGACGCAAGTTTGATGAGGTTGTTGAGCTGCTGCAAACCAACAGCAGCACCCGGCTGAACAACGGACTTGGGGAGATCTTCGATAACTTTACGAAGAAGCTGACCGATAACGCGCCTGACGTAGAGCGCGTGCTTGATGGCGCCGTAAACCTGTTGCTTCTGCTTGCTGAAGTGGGCGAAAGAGTAATCTTGCGCCTGATTCAGGCGGTGGCGGACCTGAGCGGCTGGTGGGACACGCTGGATGAAAATTCGCAAGGGCTGATCGCAACGCTTGGCGTGATGACCGCCGCCTGGCTGGCGCTGAACAGCGCGTTCTTACTGTCGCCCATAGGGATTGTGGCAATGCTGGTAGCGCTGCTTTTCTCGCTTTACGACAGCTATAAAACCTGGCAGGAGGGCGGTAAGACCCTGATTGACTGGGAACAGTGGGCGCCGGGCATCAATGCGGCCAAAAAGGCGCTGGATGGATTGCAGGAAGCCTTTACCCAGCTCACCTCAGGCACGCTCGACTGGAAGGGCGGATTGCAGGCAGTCAGCGATTTTGTGACGGGAAACTGGTCGGCAGGTATGACCGCCGCCGTGGATAAGGTGAAGGACGACTTCAATAATTTCTTTACCGATATTACCAATAAACTGACCAACAGCCCGATCTGGCGCTTTATGAAAAAAATGGCCGGAGAGACGCAGGCTACAGCCGCGGATATTTCCCTGCCGGGAGGGGTGGATCCGGCGGGCCCGTTGAATCCGCAGCACGCCCGGATGATGGATAACCTGATGGCGTGGTCTGGCAGTGACAGCCTGACAGGTGCGCTGCCTTTCAGCGTAGGCGGTCGCCTTCCCTGGCAAAGTGAAATGGCGCAAAGCCGGGCGGAGAGCAACGTGGGCATCCAACAGGAAACCAATATTTATGTGCAGGGCAGTGAGCCCCATCTGACCGCCCAAAAAGTGGCAGCAAGTCAGTTTGATGTGAACTCGCAATTTGTCCAGACCGTAAGGAATATGCCGGTATGATAAAGGGTTTCCCCACGCTATTAATGCAAAGCAAACGTAAAATCGGTTTGCTTATTCCCAATGTGGTGATGAAAGAAAGCCACACCGACAAACTGAACGTCACCACGCATCCTGTCGAAGCGGGCGCCACCATCGCCGATCATGCTTACCTCCTGCCTGCCGAACTGACGATGGAGGTCGGTTTTTCCGGCGGCGGTTCGCTGGTGGATTTTATGGATACGACCCCATTCGGTATCCAGGCATCATTAAGCCCGGCAGAAAGCTATCAAAATTTGCGGGAGCTGATGACCAGCAGGCAGCCGCTGACCGTGGTGACCGGCAAGCGGCTGTACAACAACATGCTGATCACCTCGATTATCGTGACCACGGATGCCTCTACAGAACACGTGTTGTTCGCCTCATTAGGCCTGACCGAGCTGATGATTACGCAGACGCGAACCACCAGCAGCGCGGAAAAAGAGAACATGGCGCAGGGCACAAAGACCTCTGCCGTGCTGAATAACGGCAAGAAAGTGGCGAGGCCCGGCCCGGCGAATGCGGTTCTCACGACGGGGGGCCGCTGATGGTTATTACCGAAATTCCGCTGACGCCCGATAATCAGCTGTTCGATATTTCCATTAATAATATCGATTATAAAATGCGCATTATCTGGCGGGAAAGCGGCTGGTTTCTCGATCTGCAAAACAGCGACGGCGCGGATATTATCGCCGGCATTCCGCTGGTGACCGGCGCCGACCTGCTGGCGCAGTATGCTTATCTGCAGCCGGGCTTTGGCCTGTGGCTGATTTCCGATAGCAGCGGCAATACTGCGCCGGGTCAGTACGATCTCGGTTACACCGCACACCTTTGCATTACCACGGAGGCGGCATGAGCGTTAACTGGATGCGCTACTGCGAGCTGTTGTTGGAAGATGCCAGTAAAGCGTCGATTACCCTGGGCGATCTGAGCGTTGAGTTTGAGATTAATACTGATGTGCAAAGCAGCGGCAGCACGGCGACCATCAGCCTTTATAACCTGAGTGCGGAAACCCGCAACGCGATCATGAGCGGTAAATATAAAAAGCTGCGCCTTATTGCAGGCTATACGGGAGTCCTGCCGGATAAGCGCGAAGAGGAGCCGGTTATTCCTGACTATATGGTTGGGAAAGTAGTGGAAAACCCGCCGGTTAAGCCGGATGGGCCCCATTACGGCGAAATCTTTAGCGGCGAAATCCGTTATGCGTTTATCAATAAGATCGGCAGCAAAGCCGATACGCAGACCAGCCCGGAAAGCGTATTAAAAATTCAGGCTATCGATGGTCACCAGGCCGCCATGGAGGCTGCGGTCAATACCACGGTCGCTGCAGGTTATGACGCCAGCGCCATTCACAGGTTAACCCTGCGCAGCTTTAATCCTTACGGCGTGACTGCAGGCGCCACCGGCACCATGCCGCCCACGCGTTTTCCCAGGGGGCGGGTGCTTTATCAAACCGCCAGCCGGGTGATGGATAACGTGGCTGCTCAATGCCGCGCCACCTGGCAGTTTGTCGATGGCAAACTGCAAATGGTGCCGGAGGAAAGCTATCTCGATCGCATTGTGGTGCTGAACAGCCAGACCGGCATGGTCGGCGCGCCGGAACTGACCACGGAAGGGATAAAAATCCAGTGCCTGATCGATCCGACGCTTCGCCTGCATGGCCTGGTGCATATCAACCAGGCCATGCTGAACAGCACGCGTAATGCGATGGAATCGGTCAACCGTGCGGCTGCCGAAAAGAGAGAGGCGGCACAACAGAGCAAAGCGCAGCCGCAGGCGGCGCCCCAGGGCGAGCAAAAGAAAGCGCAGCCGCCTGCCGATATCGCGGCCGATGGCGTCTATATCGTTAAAGGCATCCTTTACGAGGGCCAGACCCGCGGCACCAAATGGTATATGACCCTGACCTGCATCACGCGGGACAAACAGACCGCGCTTAAGGCGCCCGCCGCGCCGAACTAATTCAACCCACCGCCTGAGGCGGTTTTTTTTGGAGTTTTTATGGCCGTTTCTATCCAGTCAGTGATTGGCGGGGAAGCTCAGGCGTATCGGGCTTTAGCGGACATGGTGTCCACAACGCTACGCGTAGCCTTACCCGGCATTATTCAATCCTTCGATCCCGACAACGTGACCTGCGTGGTGCAGCCAGCCATTAAAGGCAGCGTACGCAATGCCAGCGGGCAGCCGGTTTCTCAGGCGTTGCCCCTGCTGGTAGACGTGCCCGTGGTTTTTCCACGCGGCGGCGGCTGCACCATCACTTTCCCCATTAAACCGGGCGACGAGTGCCTGGTCATCTTCAGCGATCGCTGTATCGACTTTTGGTGGCAAAACGGCGGCGTGCAGGAACCGGTCGACCCGCGTCAGCACGATCTGTCCGACGCGTTCGCGCTGGTTGGCCCGCAGTCGCAAAAGGAGAAAATCAGCGCCATCAGCACGGAGGCTTTGCAGATCCGCACGGATAAAGGAGAGGCCTTTATTGAGCTGAAGCAGAGCGGTGAGGTCAATATTACTACCACGCGGCTAACGCTTAACGGCAATCTGAGCGTCAATGGTGACATTACCTCAACCGGCGATCAGACCGCTGGCGGCATCAGCCAGATCGATCACGTTCATGGGGGTATTCAGAGCGGCAGCAGCTATACCAGGGGGCCACAATGAGATATCGCAGAGAAGAGCAGGACGGCGATTACGCCTTTGGCAAAGGGGACAGCGCTTTCCTGGTTAACTCGCCCGAATGCGTGGCGCAGGCGATTAAAACACGGCTGCAGTTATGGTACGGGCAATGGTTCCTGGATACCACGGAAGGGACGCCCTGGCTGCAATCGCTTACCGGCAGGCAGAACAGCACGGCCGCAGAAATGGTTCTGCGCCAGCGCATTCTTGCTACTCAAGGCGTGAAGTCCATTCTTTCTTTTAATACAACCTTCGACTCTTCATCCCGCCGGGCAATTTTCACGGTCACCGTGGAAACGCTGTACGGCACGACCACAGTTACAAGCGAGGCATAATGGCTCTTAAGACAGACCGGCTGGGGTTATCGGCAACGATAACGGCCCAAGGGATCGGTGCGCCTGATTACCAGACGATCCTCGGCGCGCTGACCGACTATTTCCGCCAGATTTATGGCACCGACGCCTATCTGGAGCCGGACAGCAAGGACGGCCAGATGATAGCGATTATGGCGCTGGCGAT